AGCGGAAGCGCTTGACGGGCGCGCGAAGGATCTCGGCCAGGGCGTCGGACGGGATTAAATCGTCTCCGAGCAAATCCTTGGTGTCGAGCGAGGATGTCTGCGTGCCGACGATGGTGCCCGTGCGGTCGGAGGTGGTACCACCGTCTTCAACGGGAGCAGTCGCTTTGATGCGCAACATGCCCGGAGCCGCCGATGAATCAGCCCACACGAAACTATTTGCGTCACCTTGCCCGATAAAGTTCACCCACCCAGCCGCACCGCTCCCGCTCGAATTTCTGCCAACATAGACACCGTTACCCTCGACTCCCGTTCCGTTAGCCTTGCCCACAACATGCAGATAAGCCGTGGTCGCAGTCCATGCGAGCGTAATTCTCTGTGTGCCTGCTACTGTTTGCAACCCGATGACGCCTGTTGTGTCATTCTTTGAATAAATGTCGGCACCACTGGTGACATCCCCCGCCGCCCTGAAATTGGTCGCACCGGGGTCCGTGGTGTCGCCCACACTCACGCCATGTGAGGCATGGGCCTTGAGGGTCGTCGTGCCGAAGATGGCCTCGCCCGAGACGGTGAGCAGGCCCGCGTCAGACAAGGACGCCAACACGTTCGCCTCGGCCGCGTCCAGAAATTGCAACCCCGTGGCGCCGCCCGTGAAGATCGAATTTGTCCCGCTCCGAGACCGCATGACCTTTTGGGAGCCGCCGTAGCCGTAGAGGTAACTCGTATCCGTCCCGGCGTTACCCGAGATCGTCCACATCGATTCACCACCCACCGACACGGTGACGGCCCCGGCCGTGGCCAGCGTCCCCCCGAAGCTGGCCGCGCCTGACCCGAACGTGACCGTCCCATTTGAGGCGTTATTGATCGCGAGCGTGAGGCCCTGCACAGAGAGCGGCAGATACGCGCTACCCGTCCGGTTGTAAGCCCGGATGTTGCCCTGACTGGTATCCCACGCGATCTCCACACCTGAGCCTGATGCGGGGGCAGACTCACCCGTTGCGCGAATCGTGCCCGCAACACCAAGCGTGCCGGTCAATAAGGCCGCGCTGTCGATCTTCTGGCCGTTGTAGGTGCCGCCGGTGACCGCGCCCGTCACGGCCAGCGAGGCCAAGGTCCCCACACTGGTGAGCGAACTGGCCAGCACGTTGGCTGCTAGAGTGGCCCCGGTGAGGGTGCCCGCTGCCGCCGCGACCGTAATCGCCGCCGAGCCATCAAAGTTCGTCCCGTTGATCGCCCGCGCGGTCTGCAAGGTGGTCGCCGTGAGCGCATTCCCCGTGGTTGATCCGCTGGTGCCGCTCACATTGCCGGTGACGTTGCCCGTCAGCGCGCCCGTGAAGCCCCCATTGCCCGTGATCACCCCACTCGCCGTGATCGCCGCCGCAATCACCGTCCCCGTCAGCGTCGGACTCGCCGACAGGACGACATTCCCGGTCCCCGTCATCGCGTTACTGACGAGCGCCTTCGATCCATTGGTGAACACCGGCAACGACGCCGTGAGCGCCGACACCACCGGCGCCGCCGTCAGCGTGGCCACCCCCGTGACTAACAGCGTCCCCCCGACCGTGGCATTCCCCGACACGGCGAGACTGGTGAACGCCCCGACCCCGCCATTGAGCGCGCCACTCACCACCAACGACGTGGCGCTATCGGCCGGCCCGACAAAGCGCGCCAACGCCGGCGCCGTGGACGCCAAGGCCCCCGCTGTCGCGCTCACGTAATACGCCGCGCCCGGCGTCAACCCCGAGAGATCCGTGATGCGCCCCTGGAGTCGGATCGATCCCGACGCGCCCGCCGCAATCGCGACCGGGACCATCCCGATCGCATTGGCGGCACTGGAGGTCGCCGCCGCATCGGCATCCGCTAGGTACCACCGCCCCGCCGTCGTGCCGCCCGCGCCGGTCGAGAGGTAGACCACGGTTCCCACGCCGAGCGCCTCGCCGGCGGTCCCCGGCACGTCCAGATTCGCGGAAAACGGACTCGCCGCCGCGACCCCATCCACCGACCAGACCGCGACATCTGCACTCGTCTTCAGGACGAATTTATAGGTCGTGGCCGCGAGAAACACCGTGGCGCGTCCCGCCCCATCCAGCACGATCGGATTCTCGTGCGCGACGGTCAGCCCCGCATCGCTATAGGTGGCCTGATCGGTGACCGTGCCACTGGCGTACGTGTACAGCTTCCCCCCGGCCAGCGGATCGCCGTTGGCGTCGAAGCCGTGAAACACCGGCCACGGAATAATCGTGCCAAGTGACGTATCGTTACCCTCGTCCTATGCGTGTCCTGGTCGGCCTGTACTGGCTGCTCGTCATCCTCGCCCTCACCGTCGCGGTCATCGCTTGGGTTCTCGGCTACCTTCCGCCGCCTTCGGAAACGGAATCGCCACACCCGCCTCCTGCGCCGCGCGTGCAAACTGCCCCGCCGCCGCCACCTGGGCCGCCGGCTTGGCATTGACCGACATCCGCAACCCCGTGGTCAGGAACTGCACGCCCTTGGGGCTATGCAAAATCTTCGACAGCGCGCCGGATCCGAGAATGAGCGGGATCCCGGTCTGTGGGCTGGTCACCGCGAGGATCGTCTGCCCAAAGGAATTGGCGGTCAGCGCCGTGCCGCTCGGGTTCGGGCTTTCCCCGATCTTTTCCGCCAGCCGAAAAAACTGATCGATCGCGTCGATCTGGCCGGGCTGCGGAAAGAGCACGCGCTTGGTCTCCGCCCCCAGGCGCTGCCAGTCCGCGCGCGCTTTGGCCGCAAACTGAAACCCGCCTCCTGAGGTCGGCCGCTCCAGAATGTCGTCGAGCACCGCGCGCGCCACCTGTGGCACTTCCTCCGGCGTCATCTGCTGCAACTGCCGCAGCTTCGCCACGCCCGCATCATCACTCGCCGTCAGGCGATTGAACACCGCGCGCGGTTCGCTGCCCGCGCCGCTGATGAAGTCCCGCGCCTCACTGGTGGCAAACTTCGCGCGCGTGGCGGCCCGGCCGTCTTCGAGCGCCTCCAGGACGTGCGGCCCCGCCTCAGCGGCCCGCGCGCGCACCCGCGCATCCAACTGCTTGACCGCTTGCGCCGCAATCCCCTGCCCACTGGAGCGCAACTCGGGCAAATCGTGATTGCGGGCCAGCGATTTCAGATCGCCCAACGCTTCATCGACGATCGAGAGGGGCGCAAAGTCCGGGCCGGCCGCTGATGCAGTCCCGCGTCCGTGCGCCGGCTTCGGGCCGTTGATCAGGCTATCCAGCGCTGTGGCCGCGCGCCCTTCGGCGCCCATCAACTGGCCCGTGATCTCGCGCTTCTTCATCAGCCGATCGAGGATCGGCTTCAGCGCCACCTTTGCGTCCCGCAGATCCACGGCTAGTTGCTGCGTGGCGGTCGCGTCGATCTTGACGGACGTGGTGATGGGTCGACCCTGGTTATCGAGCGCGCTGGTTGGCACCTGGACCGAGGTTTTCCCTCCGGTCGGCACCACCTCGGGCGTGGCCCGCGCTTCCAGTTGCCGCAGCTTGGCGTACGCCGCGCTGGCCTCGCCGTGGTACTTGACGATCTTCGCATCGAGCGCCGCGCGCACGCCTTCCCCGGCACTCACCGGCGTGGCCGGCCGCCCCGCCGCCGCATCCTTCAACTCGCCCGCCACGCGCTTCAACGCCGTCCCCTGTGCTGCACCGGCTTTGCCGGCCACCACGGACCCCAGCGGCGAGCGATCCGCCATCGACTGGATCCCTTGCACGTAGCGATTGCCTGTCGCCGTGGCCGCATCAATCGGCACGCCACGCTCCCGCCCGAACTGCACGGCGGCACTCTCGGCGGCCGTACGCGGCTGGGGCAGCACCTTACCGACCTGTGCGCCGACTTGCCCCACGACTTTGGGCGCCACCAGCGACAGGCCCAAACCCGTGGCATCCCCCAGCGCTTCGGCGGTACGCCCTTCACGCAGCGCATCGCCCATCTGATTGAAATCCGGCCCGAGCATCGGGATCAAGCCGAACAGGCTTTTGATCGCCGCCGAGCCGTAATCGCCCTGGTCGTACGCGGCTTTGGCTTGCTCAAACACCTGTTGCGTGGATTGCCCCATATTGCGCAAGGTGTTGATCGGGCCATACTGCTCGGCCTCGGCATCCTCGGCGCCCAGCGCCCGCGCGGCGGCTTCGGGGATCACCATCCGCCCCAGTGCTTGCGCGGCCGGAATCGGATTGAGCCGATCGCCCACGCGCGACAGGAACGTGCCCAGCCCGCCGGCCGCCGGCTGACTCGGCGAGGCCACGCGCGGCGCCGTCGATCGCGCGGACGCCCCCGCCTTCAGATCCCACAGATCCGCCTTCACGTCGGCCGGCATCGCCAGCGCCGCCAACCGCGTGGCCAGATCATCGGCATCGCGCGCCTGATCGAACGCGTCCCACGCATCCGCACGCAGCCGCGGCGTGAGCGGCGCGACACGCAGCCGATCAGCGACGGGATCTTGTGGCATTCACCTATTTCCGAAACGGATTCTTGGGCGCCGCGGGCGTGGCCGGCGGTGTCACGGGGCGCGGCGCGGATCCCGTCTCGGGCTGCATCGCCGCCATGATCCGCCGCACCCGGTCGATCTTCGACGCCGCCAACGTCCGGTTATCCGTCGGTTTGGGAAACAGATCCCGCACGGAGTCCACATCGAGCTGCGTCAACACGCCCGTGTGCCCCACCGCCCGCGCGACCATGGGAATGAACCCATTCACGAGGGCTTGATACTCCGACACCGTGTTATCCATGTTGCCGGCCGCCATCCCGCGACGGGTCAACCCGCTCAGATTGGCCAGCGGGCCACTCCCCGACGTGTTGATCTGCTGCGAGAGCCCGTCGATCTCCGACAAGATCGCGTCCACCGTCGCCGGCCCGCTCGCCTTGGCCGTCGTCTTCGGCGAGGTCTTCACGCCGCCTTGCGCGCGCACTTCCTCCGCCGTCATGAACTGAATGACGGGATTCCCGGCATCGTCCACGGTCTCGATCCGCTGAAAACTCTTCGCCGCGGGCGCGGAGGGTTCCCGCGGCACACTCGCAATCCGCTTCCCCTGCGCGTCATACCGCACACTCCCCGGCGAGAGCGTAAACGGTTCCGGCTCCTTGGGCGGAGGGACCGGCTTGGGCACGTTCGCCAAGGGCTGGCCCGCGGCATCAAACCGCGTCTGCCCTTCGGACAAGGTAAACGGCTCGGGCGGCTTCACCACGTCTTCGATCTGCTGAAACAGATCCTGGGCGTCCATCGCTTGCGCGACCATCGCTTTGAGCGCCGGCAGCTTGAACACCGGATCGAGCGCCTCTTCGGGCACGAGTCCCCGCCGGATCACATCCGCCCGCGCCTCGCTATAGGCCGCTTGTCGCTCCGGAGGTGGCAACTTCGCGACCGCCGTCCAGAGACTCCCCGCCACGCGCGCCAAGTCGTCCACCTTCTGCTTCTGCATCAGGAGCGCCGACTTCTCTTCGGCCCCGGCCCGATCCCAGAGCGCCAGCGCCGCCGCCGGATCGATCGCCATCGTCTCCCGTGCGGCCTGCCCAAAGTTTGGTTTCCCGGTCTCGGGATCGACCGAGCCGGCCAAGATCCGCCGCTTCTCCGCTTCGGCCCGTGCGGCGGCCTCGGCCGCGCGCTGCTTCGGCGCGTCCGCGGCGCGCTGGCCCATCATCCCGGCCACCTGACCGGCCACCCCCGCCAATTGCTGGCCCATCGACGCGGAGATATCCCCACGGCGGAGCACAAGTGCCGCCTGATCATCCGCGCGACGGCGCGCGAGTTCCGCCATGCGGATCGTGCCGGGACTGGCGTCATAGGGTTGGCCCACATAGGGCACGGCGGTACGTGGCATTACGCGGCTCCCATCGTCGCCAAGAACCGCTCTCTTTCTTCATCCATTACGGCCTTCTTCCAGTCGTCATCGATCGAGTCGCGGTAGCGGCGATACGCCTCGTCATTGCCGTAGACGTTGCGGCGGAAGTTGTCGTCGCTCTTAAAGACCATCGTCCGATAGGCGTCGTCGCGCTGATCGCGCGTGCCCTGGAACTGCCGCGCGCGCTGGGCTTCGTCTTGCGCCACTTGCGCGCGCCACGCTTCCATTTTGGGCGCCAGTTCCGCCTGGCTGCCCTGGAACTGACTCGCAAAGGTCGACATCGCGGCATCCACCGATCGATCGTACGCCGCCGTGCTGCTGGCCATGTCCCGGTCATAGCCCTGGTTGGCTTGATCGGTGTTCGCCTGCCACGCGTTGAACCCCGCTCCGTATTGATCTTTGGCGGCCTGGTAGTCGCGATCGTAGCCTTGGTTCGCCTGATCGGCGTTGGCTTGCCACGCATTGAACCCCGCCCCGTACTGGTCTTGGGCCGCTTGATAGTCGCGGTCGTAGCCTTGATTGGCCTGGTCGGTGTTGGCTTGCCAGGCGGTCAGATCCTGCCCGAACTGCGTATCGCGCCCCGCCTCATTCGCGCCCCAGGTCGAGAACCCACGGTCGTAGGCGTCCCGATTCGCCGCGCTGTTGCGATCGTAGGCGCCCTGCCGCGAGGACACATTCGCGTCGAACGTATCGCGCGCGCGGCCGTAGGCGTTGCCGAACTCCTGCGACGCCGACGCGCCCGCGTAGTCGATGAGGCCCTTCTGGGCGCCGCCCGTGCGGACCGTGCCTTGCGCCGCGGCGCTGTTTTCGAGCGCCTGGAGGCCCTGTTGCAGCCGGAACTGATAGCCGGGATCGGTCGTCAGCGTCTCGGCGGTCGGCCCGCTGAACTGATCCGCCGCGCCATAGTCCACCGGGCCCGCCGTGCCCGCAAAGTGCGTCCGATCGGTGCGCACGGGTGCGGCCGTGGCCGCCTGCCGCGTCGGGGCGGTGAAGCTGCCCGGCGCCGCCGGTGTCGCCTGCCGCGTCGGCGCCGTGAAGCTCCCCGGCGCGGCCGGTGTTGCCTGGCGGATCGGCGCGACATAGGCCCCCGGCATCTGCAAGGTGGGCGCGGTGTAGGTGGGCGCCGCCAACTGCGAGAGGGTCTGCGTGCCGGTGTCCGTCGTCGGCTCGTCCGCCATCGGCACCCGGACCGCCGGACCCAGACGGTCCCAGCCCGCCGCCGCCGTCGCCTGCTCCCCCCAGGAGCCCCCGAACCCCTCCCCCAGCATGTTGGGCGCCGGCGGCAACGCCGGCCGGGACGGTTGGACCCCGCCGGTCTGGGCCAACACGTCGGGCGAAAAGTTATTCACCTGGCTTGGCGCGTTCTGCTCGTTCCAGGAACGGTTCGCGGCCCAGTCCTTGCCTGAACCGATGCGGACGCCCATGGGGTCAATTTCAAACCAATCGGCGTCGTACGTTTTTCCGTTGAAGTCGGTTGCGATGTCACACCACCAATCCTTCGCGTACAATAACGAAGCGCGGCAGGAGTGGATTCCTGGCCGCGCTTCTCACCAGCGACCCCAAGGAGGTCACGTGGCTCGAAAAAGTATACAAGAACGATTCTGGGCGAAGGTTCGCAAGACTGAAACGTGCTGGCTCTGGCTTGCCGTCACGACTCGGTTCGGATACGGACTTCTCCGTGTCGGAACAAAGAACTGGCGCGCCCATCGCTTGTCGTGGATGTGGACGAATGGGCCTATTCCTAACGGGTTGTCCGTCCTGCATCGCTGTGATAATCCCGGCTGTGTCCGAGTCGATCATCTGTTCCTCGGAACGCAGGCCGATAACATGACCGACAAGACGCAGAAAGGCCGCGCCCGTTCTGTTTTGACGGCAGACTCGGTACGCGCAATTCGATCTGCCACTGGAACACTTAAGGAAATGGCACACGCCTTTAACACCACACCATCTAATGCGCATCTGATTCGCCGTCGAAAAAATTGGCGGTGGCTGGAATAACGCCATTACACCGCTCCCGCTTTCCAGCGCAGATGCCGCGTGCGGTCCGCGCGCTGTTGGGCTAAGGCCCCCAGCGTCAAATCCTCGGCCGCCAGCGGATCCACCGGTGCCGCCGCCGGCCCTGAGGCCAACGTCGCCATCGAGACATCCCCCGCGGCCATGGGGGGCGCCAGCGTGGCCATCGGCGCGCCCGGATCGGTCGGTGGCAGCGTCGGTGCAGGACTCGTCGGGGCGGGCGCGGGCGCGTCCGGGACCACCCGTGCGGCAAGCGGCGGCGGCGCCTCCGTCCCCGCGGTCGGCGGCACCCCGCCCACCGGATCGGCCTGCCACGCCAACGCCCCACCCGTGGCTCCGGCACCGCGGCCATAGTCGACATCGAACGACCCTTGCCAGTTGCTGAAACTGAAGGTGTCGCCGTCGACGCGCGTCACCCGATGACCCAGCGCGTTCATCCCGGGTTCGATGTACTGCCGGAACCACGCCGCCAACGCCGCTTTATCCTCCAGCGGCGGCGACGGCGCCGCATTCGCCAACGCGGCAAACGCGTCCTTCGCGCTGCGGCCCGTATTTTGTTCGCGCGCGGTGTCAAACCCTTCCATCGCGTGCGTCGGCGTAAACCCCGTGAACACCTGCGCGGTCGGCATGGTCGGCGTGGTCGGCGTCACGGGTGATGGCCCCCCAACCGGCATGGTGCTCGACGCGGGCGGGCGCGCCGCATAGGCCACCGCTTCCGGTGTCGCTGCGATGCCTGACACCGCCGCCGCAATCGCCTCCGGCGTGGTCCCGCCACTGAGCCACCCCTCGATCACCGAGGAGGACTCCGGCGGCCGCCCCAGATGCTGCTGGTAGGCGCTGCGAATCGCGTCGTACGCTTCGGCCCAGCTAGACACGCGCGCCTCCACTCGCCAACGCGCCCATGGGCGGCAAGCGGAACCCGTACCGGATCAACTCATCCAGCCGCTCGGGCGGCAAATCGGCCACTTCGCCCTGGGTCAGCAGGCGATCCACCGTCGGTGTGGGCGCCGTGGACGTGGCCATCGGCTGATAGGAGGCCACCTCCGCCAGCGTGCGCGAGGCACTGGGTGCGCCCCCGACACGGGGCGCGACCGGAGGCGCAGGAGTGGTCGCCGCAATAGGCATCGGCTGCGCCACAGGCGCCGCTACGCTCGGATCCGCCACGCTGGGCGCCGGACGGCCCGCCTTCGCGCTGAGCGCCGCAATGGCCCCTCGACCGGCGGCGCGATACGGCTCGCGACGGGTCTGCTCAGCGGCCCAGCGTTCTTTGTCGGTCGCTTCGGCGCGCAATCGCTCATCGAGCGTGGCTTGCTCTAGTCGACGCCGATCCGCCTCCTCGCGCAGCCGGTCCTGTTGCGCGATCTCGTAGCGCCGCTGCTCTTCGGTCGCCTGTCGGGTGACTTCGGCCTGCTCGGCGTCCCACTGCTCCTTCGCGCGGGCCTGCAGTTGGTCGTACTCCAGCCGGCGGCGCGTTTCCGCCTCCCGCTCGAAGGCTAGCGCCTCTTGACTCGCCCGCTCTTGGATCTGGCCGGCCTGTCGCGCGGCGCCCCCCTGGGTCCTGGCGGAATAGACGGCCCCGCCGGTGGCCACGCCCGCGCCCACCGCCCCCCAAAACGCCGGTAAGGCCAAGAGCGCCGGCATCACGCCACTCCCATGGGTAGGCGATAGGACGTGAACGGCACGACCGTGCCCCCGAGCCGGGTAATCAACCCCTCCACCATCGCATCCCCCTCCGCCGCCCCGGTCCACACGACACCGACGCCCCACCGGGCCGCGGCCGCTCGCATCCCGGACAACAGCCGCCGCACGACCCCGACCGATCCCCGATGCGCCGGCGCGATCCAGACGCCCTCGGCATGCACCAGCCGCACGGCCAGCCATACGCCGATAATCGCGCCGGCCTGTTCCACCACGAGCACTTGCGTATCCTCCGGCTTCAACAGCGCCCACACCGACGCGAGCGGTGTCTGGGCCAGCCGCGGCCATTCCTCCACCGGCAACACGCGCGAGGTATACGCACTCACGAGGCCGCCGTATACGCGATCGTGCCGCGGAGATCGTTCCCACTCATGGTCGCATTCGTCACCGCCGCGCCCGCCGTCGTGTAGATCCCGAACGTGGTCGCATCCGTCGTCACCAGGAGACGGGCGGCCGTCGCTTCATCCGACAGCGTAATCGTGCCGCCCTGCACCGAGACCGTGGTCGCCTGTGACGCATACGGCAAGCCGCCAATGAGGGCCGCGGCGCCGTTCGCCGTCGCGGGATACGTCACGCGAAACGCCACCGAGACCACCGTGCCCACCTTCAGGTAGACACAGTTCCCGGTGAGGTTCGTGAACGTCAACGCCGCGCCGCTCGCATCACTGGGCGTCCACGTCCCCGAGACGCCATTGACCGCTACCAGCAGCGATCGCAACCATTCGCCCCACGGGCGGCTGACACGGGCCGCCTCCACGAGCAGGTCACGTTCCGGAAAGGGGGCCAGCATCTAATTCCCCGTCGAGGGCCGGATCTGTAACACCGCCCCCTGAATGCGCCACGGCACCGAGTCCGACATCGACACCTCAAACACACGCCGGCGCGCGGCACCCAGCCGCCCGACTTCCACGCGCGTGTTATAGGTGCCCAACTGCCCCGGCCCGAGCGCGTAGCCAGCCGACACCGTGTACTCGGTGCCCCAGGTGTAGCCCCCGTCATCACTCATCCGGAGCATGACCTGCGGATCGACACTGGGCGGCACCACATTGCCGATCCCCACATCCATCAGGATCTGGATCCGGCTGTAGTAGATCATTTTGTCTTCTTGAATCAGACCCGGCGCCCGCCGCAACCGCCGCAACGGCTCCCCATCCACGTCGGTATAGACCGTCGGGGAGAGCGCCCACAGATCCCCGGTCTCCAGATCGCCCAACAAGTGCGTCCCGAAATTAAACGTGTGAAACACCGGCCGCCACGCCTCATACGCGGCTTGCGCCACGATCCAGGTGCCGAGCTGCACCCAGTAATCGGTCGTCAAGTCGTAGCACCAGGTAATCGCTTGTGTCGGAAACGTCAGCACGTAGAAGGTGTGCCCCTGAAACGCCATCGTCTGCCCGATCGCGTCATCGATCGTCACGTAGGTGTCAAACGCCTGCTCGAGCGCCGTCGTCGAGACGATCCGCGGCTGCGATCCCACCGCCCGCACCACTTGCGCGCGGCCCAGCTCCGTCTGCGTCAACCACAGCACCGATCCGGCCGCCGAGGCCGCCGAGGCCGGCGCCGCGATCCCGAAGGGCAACAAGGCATTCGGTTGCGGCGCAAACGGGAAGGGCGCGGTCCCCGCGTTGTACCAGATTTCACTGGTGCGCGTGCCGAAGAGCCAGATTTCCCGCCCCACACTCGGCGTCAGCACCGACACCCACGGATCCCCCGCGATCGATCGCTGCGCAAACTGCGTCGGATCCCACGTCGTACCATCGAAGAGATCCGAGATGGAAAATGTCGAGGTCGCCGTGTCGAGCGAGATGAAAAAGCCGTCCAGCATCGCGGCGAAATCAGAGGCCGACGTCACTTCCGTCGTGAGCACGTTCGTCGCCAGCGTCAGCACATAGCCGACATCACTCGCGGAGACCATCACTTCGCCGCCACCGTCGCCGTTGTAGCCCCAGGACACCGGCGTGTTATCGAGCCACGCGACTGTGCCGCGCGCGGTACTGGTGCCATTGCTGTTGATCTCGACCAGGCTCGCCCCATAGACCGCGAAGGTCCGGCCGGCCGCCGTGAACGTCCCCCGACACGGCGCCGCCGCCACCGCCGTCTCCAGAAACGCCGTCACGCCCGGCCAGCCATACAGGGCCTTACGAGTCGTCGCATTCGCGACTTTGGGAAACACTTGCACGTAGAAATTTATAGTTTGTTCCTGATCCGCCAGGCGACTCGCCTCGGTGAACGATCCCCCGACGAAGCCGGGAAATTCCATTACGCCTGCCCCGTGTAGATGTTCGACGGCCTCGATCGCGGCGTGAGGGCCGTATCAACCGCCAGATCCGCGAGTCGGATATTGCTGCGCTTCACATCCGCCGCCGCCAGCGCGGCACCGCGCACCAACTCCGAGGACGGCACCGCATCGAAGTCGGCGGCGATCTCCAACGCGAGGGTGTCGCGCAGATACCGCAGATAGCCCGGCGGCAGGAAGATCGTTGCGCTCGTACTGCTGGGTTCCGTCACGGCCGTCGGCGCGTAGAGACACCCCTGGAGCGTCGTGCCCGTCGGCACCGGCCAGAGCGTGATCGTCGCCAACCCCGTCGATCCGTAGGTCGGGTTGTAGTACGCGTACCGCGGATAGGTGGCCGTCAACGCCTTCTGCGGAATGGCCTCGTAGGCGTCATCCGTCAGCGGACCCATCCCAATTTCGAGATCCGGATCCTGCGACGTGTCGATAAAGTTGATCCCTTGCACGACCATCGGCCGCACGATGTTGACATCCCCCGACGGCCCCACCGTGTAGACGCCATCATTGGCCGCGATCGCCCACGTCGTGCGCACGACTTCATGGATGGTCAGTCGCTCGGTCGCCATCCCGTTGATCAGGAGCTGGAGCGTCTGATAGACGTGCGCCGCGTCGGCGGACGCCGGCGTTTCAGCGGCCGCGAGGTAGCCGAGCCGCCGAAGCGCGAGCGTGCCCAGATCCGCCCACGTCATGGCTCACAACTGACAGAACCCGAAGACGGCTTCACACGTCGGCCCGGCGGACTGCGAGGCCGCCCATTGGACAATCGTCAGCGAGTCGCCCGGCGCCACACACACGGGCGGGAGCACGCGCGAGGCTTCGGCGACCGTCGCCACGCGGGACGTGGAGCCGCTCATCGCATTCGGTGCGCCCCAGACCATCAGATAATCGTCTTCGATGATGTCGATCGTCCCGCGATACACCACGTTCCCGACAATGCGCCGCGCGGCCGTGGCCGTCGTGCCCACCACCGCGCCGATATGGACGATCGCGCCGGAGATCGCGTTAGACCCTGAGTTCGTATTCACGACCGTCATCTCGGTCCCCGCGCTCGACCGCCGATTGCCACGATCCAGCGTGTGCGTAAACTGCACCCGCGCGCCGCCGGTACTCGCCACCGTCACATGCAGATGGAGAAACTGCGGGTAGATCGGCGTCTTGCTGTCGTTGAACAAGACGAGATACGGCTTCGCCTCGTCAAACGTCGTCGGCGCCGCATGGCCGATGATGCCCGTGCCCGGCGTCGGCGTCATCGCGACAAAGTAGCGCCCCTGCTGCGCCGTCCACCACTCTTTGCTCGTGACCGGCGAGACCTCAGCCCCCATTTACGTCGGCGCCAGCATCAGCCCCCCGGCCGACGCGGAAATCACCGGCATGTTGAGATACGAATTGGCCAGCGCGTTGGTGTCGCCAAACTTGGTGACGCCCACCATCGCACAGTCCTTGAAAATCACCATGCCGCCCGGAGTGGTGGTGGTGAAACTCGCCAACACGGTCATCCCGGTGGACGTGCTCTTGATCGCGTTGATGAACGCACAGTTATCGAAGAGGTTGAAGCGGTCGACGCAGCCGTTCCCGGTCCCGAGGATCCCCAGGGCGCCCGCATCATCGGTCATGAACGGGAACAGACACCCGCGGAACACGTTGCGCGCCGTCGCGCCGGCGAACTCGACCGAGGCATTCGCCGCCGATCGGGTCACCGTGTCCACCCCAATCGTGCAGTCCGCGAACACGTTTTCCCCGGAGCCGCTGGCCCCGATCTTCAGCGACCGCGAGCCGGCATGTTCCGCCGACGCCGCATCGCCCATGCCCGCGATATGGCAATTCCCGAAGTAGTTACGCGACCCGGTCACCGTCACCGCAATCTGGGACGTCGTGCCCGTCGTGAACCCCTGAAACCATTGCAGGTTCTGGAACACGCACCCGCTGGCCGAAATCGTGAAGAAATTCGCAAACGCCGTGGTGGTCGAACTGGGCGCCAGCCGGGCGCGCTGCGACATCAGCACCGGCGAGCAGATCCCCACCAGATGCGTTTCGCCCTTTGCCCACGTAAACGCCGAATCCACCCGCAGCGTGCCCGTCGTCCCGCCATCCGCGAGCACCACGACCGTGTCGTTCTTCCCCCGCGTGGTCGAGAGACTCGAACAGGCGTTGTAGGCGCCCGCCAGCGTGGCCTTCGGACCGTCGGCGCCGTTGGCCTGCACGCTCGGAAACGTCCCGCTGTACGAGTCCTTGCCGTTGACCGCGTCCACGAAGTACGCGGTCCCCTGCCCTTGCGTGAGCCCGCTTAAGAGCGCGAAATTCTGGTTCACGAGCGCTTGATCTGCGGTCGTGAACGCCCCGGTCTGCTGAATGAAATTCATCGTCGATCCTTTCGCACCTTCAGGGCGCTACTCCCCGACGCGTTAGGCGTCGGTGGCTACGTCTTTACGCGGACGGCCGGGGCGTTTCGGCGCCGGCACGTCCACGACATGCGCGTCGGTCTCCGCCTCGAGCGCCGCGACTTCGGCCAGCGCCGCCGCACTCATGCGCCGATCGACCCACGCCCGCTCCGCCGCGGGAATCGCCACCGTGCGATCCTCGTGCGCCGCGGCCGCCGTCGCCGCCGTGGCCGGCGAGTCGGCCCAGCCCCGCGAGAGCAGATTCCGCTCCTCGTCCGCATCCCGCACCAGCCGCGGCGACGTCGGATCGCTGGCGTGATACAGCGCCCGCGGATACGGCTCGTAACGATACGGCGGGAACGACAGCGGAATCCCGTTGATGGTCGGCACATCCGGGCGATTCTTGAGCCGGTGTAACCGATCGCAATCCGCCTGGCTCAACCGTCCGTCAATGCCCTCAGCCTGAAACCCAACTGAACTCATGGCCCTGACCCTTTCGAGAACGGGGAGCGGACCCAGGTGTCCCCTCCCCCCGACTGTGTTTACGCGACCGACAGATCGATCGCCGTCACGGTGCCCGCGAAGGGCGAATTGAGCGCGACCCAGATCGCATTCGCCGCAATCAGTTGGAGACACGCTTGACCGCCCGTCGGATACGTGATCACGGTGTAGCCGCTGCCGGCGTTGCCCACGCCCGCGGTATAGGTCAGCGTGTGCGCCGCCTTGCCGTTCCCCAGCAGGGTCAAGACCTGCCCATCCTGCAACGTGGTCGGATCCGCCAGCGTCATCGCTAGCGCACTGGTCCCGTTCAGGATATGCAGCCCTTCGGACGGGGTCACGGCCCCGGCCGCCGAGTAGCTGTAGACCGGCCGGTTCGGCTGGGCCGGGAAGGGAGACGACGACGCCGAGGCATCACCCGCATTCGGGAAGTCGTCGAACCCGGACCCCATGATCACCTTGGCCGCGGTCGGATGCGCCGCCGCCACCGTGCCCTGCACGCCACGAATCACGGGAATGATCGTCGAGCCGGACGCTTGGTCGGCGGATTGCTGGAGTACTTCCCCATCGATGTAGATGAATTTGCCTTTGGCAAAAGACGTCGCCGAGGCGACTTTGATGCTCGTCGCCTCAAGCGCGACCGCGGACGAGAGCGTCGTTGCTGTTACCGCCATGATGTGTCTCCCTCAGCTCTGAATCCGCACGGCCCAATCGCTTCTCAGCGTTTTGAAACCGTATATCACGTCAAGTCTCGACGGGTGCTGGTCGGTCATGATGTCCGACGCCTCCCAATACCGCAGCGACAGACCCGTCTCGGGCGCCCGCACGCGGGACGCTTCGCCCTGCTTGGGCATCACCAGATCCGCGCTCGCCATGCAGAACGCCTGCTTGTGGAAGCCCAGGCCCTGCGGCGACACCGCCGCCGATGTCCCCAGGACGTTGATCGTGGCATTGTCCGCCGGCGCGGCGACGACGGTCTGATACGCGCCACTGGTGATGATCGACGGCGAAATCGTGGGCGTCATCGCGCCGGTGGTGTCGCTGATCGTGGCCGTCACGACGAACCGCTGGAGCGTGGTCGTGCTCTGGTAGCTCTGTGGATTCACGCCATAGACCCCGGTCGAGCCCGATCCGATGGTAAACACGTCACCCACGTTGAGCGTCGACGCGCCGGAGGTCCAGCCATCCGTGATCAGGGACGCGCCGGTCTGGTTCGCGCCATTCACCAGTGGCGTGCCGCCGTAGGTGCCGTAGGTGTGGGGGTAGAGGTTGACGTCCTCCCACCACTCCTTCCACTTCAGGGAGTTGGACGCGAGCTGCCCTTCCTTGAACGCCCCGTCAATCGTCGACCGCGGCCCGAAGAGCGCGAGATTCGCGTTCGCGATCGCCGTGCCCATCAGCGCATTCACCACGACCGTGCGGCTGTCCATCGGCACGGCCGAATTGGTCAGATCATCGGCGGCCGCGAAGTACACGGTATTCGCCGTCGGCACCAGACCGGGCGTGCCTTGCGCCTGGTAGACATCGCTGTACAGCCGGCTCAGGCCGTCCTTGTCCATCGTGTTGGCAATTTGGACGCCGGCCGGCGTCACGTACCGTTCGCGCGACTCTTCGATCTCCAACGTCGCCTGTCGCGAGGACCACGACCACGCGACGTTCGCCTGGTCCGTGATCGTCACGTAGACGATGGAATCGGTCAGGCCCTGGATCTGGATGCCTTCGCCCTTGCTCGTCACGAACCGCTGGGGGAGACGCACGCCGACGGTCCCGCCGACCTTCGTCCCCGACACCGAGAAGTCGTCACTCAGCTTCTTGGTAATGCTGCGCACGAACCGTGTGCTGTTTTTCGCGACCCTGAGCACGTCGCGCCCGATCCACGTCGGGGTAATCAACGTATTGGCCATTTAGCGTCCTTGCCGCGCGCGCTCCGCCTCGACGCGATCCCAGTACCGAAAATGCTCCTCGGTACTGGCGTCGTCGCCCGGCGGACCCTCGCGCGCCACACTGGCAGCCGCGCCCAGTGGCTTAATGGGCGGCTTGGCTTGACTCACGGGTTTGGCGACCGGAGCCGGGCCACGATCCACGGCGGCTTCCAGTCGCGCTTCGAGCTTGTTCATCTCTTTGAAACTGCGCAGCGGCGAGCCCGCGCGATAGATCCGCTCGGCTTCGTCGGGATGGTCGTGCAGATAGGTCATGAGCGCCGGGCCGATCTCGGAGTCCTTAATCACGTCCTGCATGGGCAAGGACAACCGGACATCACTGGCCAACACCTCGGCAAACCGGGGATCGGCGGCTTTGGCCGTCTCGAGCCGGGCCGCGAACACCTGCTGGCGCTCCGCTTCACTCGCCTCCCGCGCCGACGCGTGTGCGCGCTGGGCCTGCACACGATCCCGCTGGGCCAACTCCTGCCGGATCTCCCATTGTGCTTGCGCCTTCACGAACGCTTTGTAGGTGTCGAACTGGTCTTCGCTGGGCTCAACATCCTGGCGCTCGGGCGCGCGTTCCACTGGACGCTCAGCTGGCCGGGCTTTCAGGGTTTGGAGATCGCGCTTGAGATCGTCGATCTCCCGCAACCGCTCATTGAGCGCACTGAGCGCCTGATCCTTGTTGGCGTTGGCCGCGGTCAGTTCATCGATGCGCGCTTGGATGGAGGATTTCTTGGCCGGCTTGGCGGGTTCGCTTGGCGTCTCAACCGGGGCCGGTGGGGCCTCCTCGGTCGTGAGGGATGCGACGATCGACTCGGCCGATTCACTTGCGGAGGTGGCCGTAATCCCGTCAACCGTCGCGGTTTCCACGTCACATCGTGGCCCCCGCGGCGCGGATCTCGGTATTTAGTGCGACAATAATTCGCGTTCGCGCTCCAAAAGCCGCTCGAAGTAGCGCCGGGTCAGGGCGCTGAGACTGGTCCGGCGCCGGCCGGCAAAGGCGTAGAGATCCTCGGCCAGACGGACGGTCACGCGCACATGGATCGCCGTCGCGCGCTTCTGTCCCGGCGGCAACGGCCGGCGCCCGCGCTTCACATCCCCCCCGGTTCCCGATCCCGCATCTCCATCATGCGCGCATGGCCCATTTCCGCGCCCTCTTCCGACTGCTCGTGCTGGCGCTCGGTCTGCCGCACCTGATGCTGCGCCTTCGCGGCTTCCAGCGCGAGTTCGTGCCGCTGCTCATCCTCACGGTTCCGATCCCCAATCAGCGCTTCCATCTGGAGGATCTTGGCCTCCATGTCGGCCTTCAGCTGCTCAACCGCCAGCTTCGCCTCGGCGTTGATCCGCGCCGTCTCCACCTTGGCCGCGTTCGCCAGCTCGGCGCGCTGCGTTTCGGCTTGCTCCCGTGCTTGCTCGGTCTGCAACGCTTGCGCCATCTGCTGCATCTGCTGTTGCATTTGCTGCATCTGCTGGCCCTGTTGCTGGAGCTGCGCTTGCAACTGCGCCGGATCCGGCTGATCGCCCTTCAGCAGTTCCTGCACCGGCGGCGGCGCCATCTTCTTCAGCCGCTCGGCGATCTCGGTATGGCCCGGGAAATCGCGATACTTGAAGTAGATGTCCCCGATCAGGGGTAAGAGATTCGGCGCCGCCTGTAGCACTTGGCCGATCTCATCCGCGCCCTGCTGCACGCGGGTCTGCCACGCCTTGCCCACCGTCACCGTGACGCTATAGGCGCCCTTCGTCAGATCGTAGTGTTTGACATTGGGCGGCAACGGCGCCGGCGGCTGGCCGGGCATCGCCGGCGGCACCTGCACGACCTGTGGGCGCTGGGTCTGCGGGTCCATCTGAAACGGCGCATTGAGCACCACGCGCGATTCCTCGTCATCGATCCCCAGGATCCGCGCCACACGCCCCGGCCGATCGTAAATCCGCGGGATGAGGTCGAGGATCACCTTGGCCTCATACGGCATCGTGATCGTGACTTTGTTGTCGAGATAGTTGCTGTTCCCCTGGTCGGACTGCTGCTGGAGCGCCAAGACGGCCTTCCCGCTTCGATTCGCGTTCGTCTGTCCCTTGCTCGGCTCATGCACGAAGGTCGTGCTGTTGATGAAGTCGTCCGCCTGTTGCAGCATCGCTAACTGCGGCATCAGATCCACGCTGCCCAGGTTGCGCACCGGCGCCGGCGCCAGTTCCCCCATCAGCCCGATCGGCTTGTACTCCAGATAGGGAAAGTTGCGGACGTTGGCCTGGTTCCATTTGGCTTCGTGGCCTTCGAATTGCCCCTCGGCCCCAATCCAGGGCGCCTTCGTGGCCACGGCCGTCTTCTCGACCATGTCCGAGGCCGCATAGTTGTAGAGCCGCGCCGCATCCATCGCCGGCCCGACCACGCCTTCCCAGCGCCGCTCGCCGTCCACATTGCGCTCAATCCCGACGGCCGGAATGATCGGGATGTAGCGCCCGTTCCACTCCTGCTCCTCCAGAATCTCCACGCCGGTCATCTTGACCCACATGACCCGGCGATCGGGCCGCGGCGCCATCGTGGGATCGCCGTCCTCCGCGCGCGGCGTCTCCACCACATGGAAATATTCCATCACGCGAATGGCATCGCCTTGGGCGCTGGAGGTAAACCACGCCGGCATCTGATCGCCCAGCCCGCTGAAGTCCTCGCTGTCGGTCCATTGCGCCTGGGGATACTCCCGGGTAAAGCGCTCCCGTGGCAGGAATCCGCCAATGAAGCCCCATCGCATGTCGGAAAAGTCCGGCTCTTCCGCCGCCGGATCGACATAGACCGAGGCTTGATTGACGATCCGCTTGATGACGATGTCCTGATCGGAGGGATCCCCGCCATGCGGCGCCAGCTCAGTCAGCACCCGATAGAACCCCAGCCCGCACACCACGGCGCGCTCGTCCGCCCAGTTCCGGGCCAGCGCCGCCCGAGAACTCACCTCGATGTGCCGATACAGCCCTTGGAGGATCTCCGCCGTGTCGTCGTCCGCGTCATCCGTCTCGGGATGGATCAACACACCCAAATGGGCGTTCCGCATCTGATTGATGACGAGCTGTGTCGGCTGATTCAGCTTCGGAATCGTGAGCATCGGCCGCGCCGGTAGCGGCACCCCGAACACCACTTGCCCGCCGCGTTGCTGCTTCGCGTCCGCGGTCCACTGATCGCCGGCCATGAACCGCTGCACGTCCAGATCGCGCTGGCGCTGCCCAGCAAACGCCTCGACCGAGAGCGCGAACCGCTCCAGTGCCGTGGCCAACGTCGTGGCCTGCTCCGCTGGGTTAGCCACCCGCGGCCCCTCGTGGCACCCCGGCCGGTGGTCCCTTCGGATGCGGCGGCCGCGGCGGCCGCTCTAACATGCGGGCGTAGAACACCAGCAACGCGTCATGGTCCGCGCGCTCCAGCGCCCAGGCCGGATCGGCATGGGCCGGATCGGCGGCATGGGCCTCGAGCCGCAGATCGCGCGCGCGTATCAGGTGGTCGCGGTGCGCCGTATCGCGCCGCTGCCGCAGCAAGAGCGCCGTCTGATGCGCCGCTTGGCTGGCCGCGAGCAGGTCCGCTACCACCGACATGGCGACAGTCTAGCCCCTTTTGGCTTCCACAGTGGAACACCAACCCCGGTTTTTTGCCTCAGGAACCTTCACAAGCTCGACCAATGCGACGGCAACGCCCCCGCCTCCACCGGCGCCTTCTTGGCTTTCGGTGGCGCCCACCCGAAGTTCAACTCCAAGTACTCGGTACAATTGCCCGCCACAAAGGGCCGCCCGTTCCGCCGCACAATCAGTGTCCCAGTCGGCACCGTCGCACAGTAGACCATGCCCTCGTAGGGCACGTCCGTGAACGTCGGCCTGGCGCTGCTATGACGAAGCACGGCTCCCTCCGTCTCCCACTCGTTGAGGTGAAACTGTTGGCGACTGTCGCCTTGTCGGCCCCGAATGTCGTAGCGGTGCGCCGCTTTGACGCGAATACTCGCCGACCGGCCGGCTTTGATGAATAACTCCTGCATCTGATCGGCCAAAACGCCACTCACCGTAAAATATTGACGGTGTCCCTTACGGCTCACATGCCCATCGCCCGCGATGGCCCCGTCCAAGAACCGCTGGATCAGAGCCGGAGACGCCCACCGAATCCACGCCGGCACGCTCTTGGTATAGGTATCACCCAATGGGGCCAGCACGCGCCATAACTGTTCACTGGAGGCCGTGAACCCACCCGTTACACGGTGAAACGTCCACGGCAACCGCGCCAATAACCGCTCCAGATGCGCCACGCCCTCGGGCTTGGTCTGCGCCACGCCAACGCGATAACCCCACCCCGGCGATTTAATACGCTTCGTGTAGTACCCCTCGGCCACATACCAACCGAGAAATTCAGCCCAGTCGCCCGGATCCAGTTCCTTTTCAGCGGCCAGTTTTGTTCGAGGAACCAGCAACACGTCGGACCGCGCGCCCAGCCACTGCGCGCTCAATTTGATGCGCTGCGACGGTCGCAAATCACACGCCGCAACCATCTGCGGCTCGGGCCGCTCCCGCTCGTTGGTATGCGGATAGATCACCATCCGGTGATCAGGGGTGACTAATCCGTCTAACTTGCCCGCCAACGCCCGCATCGGTCCCTGGTATTCCTGCCGAATCAATCGAGATGGGCGGTAATACTCAATGCCATCGGTGTCAAGGTTTACCGTCGCCAGGGTGTCAAGGTCAGACAGATCGTAAAAGCGCCGCCAGCCCGAATCCGTCAACACATCCGTGTCGCTCGCAAAGCAATTCATCCCGTGCTCATACCACCCGTCCTTCTTGGGCTTGCGGACCTGCTTGTTCCCCACACTCACCATATGCTCGTCCCAGACGTAGCCCGCCTCAAACCCATCCGCCAGGAAGGTGTCACACGCCGTCGACTGCGCCGAAATCGTCAGCCACCGCTCCCGATCCGCATTCACCAGAAACGCTTCGCCATAGTCGGCTGCGCGCGTGCGCATCTGCCCCGCCATCCGCTCGACCATCGCCAGCCGCACCGCAGGAGAGTTGCTGTCGGGCACATACACGGCCCGAATGCCGTGCGCCCGCAGCGCCTGCACCGCCCCCTCGGTGCCGTGTGAGGTATCGGCCGCGCCGGCGGGATCGCAACACTCCTTGATTTCGATCGGATCGGGGAACCACTGCGCCCGATGCGACAACACCACGGTCAAGAAGTCATCCAGATACAGGTTCTGGCCGAGGATCCCACCCAGGTAGCGCCGCTGGCCGAGCGCGGAGACTTGTCGAAACACGACGCAGGGATGGTGCTTCCCGAAGTCTAAGGCCATTTCGAGCGGCAACCGCCGGTCATACGCCACCGGCCCCTCATGCACCGCCCGCAGAAACGCGCCCTTGTACACCGGCGTCCCGGTGACATTCATCCCGCGCTTGCCGAGAATCACGCTGCGATGCTTCGCGTGATCAGGCGGATAGGCCATCAGCGCCGCATTGAGTAGTTCAACTGGCAGGTTGTGCGCGTTGTCATGGATGCTAATCGCGTAGTACCGCCGACCCGCCACATGCTGGTCTTCGGGGAACTGCGCCGCCAGCCAATGCGAGACGTTCGGCGGATTGGGGCTGAAGATGAGTTGATGGGGAAAGCCGGGCTGGCGTAAGCGCAACCGCAGCTCGAGACTGAAATCCTCTGGGAGCTCCTCGGCCTGGTCGCAGTAGACCCCGGCGACGCCCATGCCACGCATCTTGCTATACCGGCTGAGCGCGTCCGGACTCTTCAGCCCGTAGGCGTAGCACTTCGAACCGTTCGAGAAGTCGTACGCCAGCTCTTTAGCATTCCACGCCGGCACGCTGCCGGCCTGCTGGCAGATCATCTCAAACGCCGGCCGGACCTTCGTCTGCGTCTCCCCGTCCCCGTAGCGCCCGATCCACCAGTGGATCCCCGGATGCGCATGCAGGCTGTTCCAGACTTTCCAGAGACAGGCCGTGGTTTTGCCGCTGGATAATCCGCCTTCCAGTGAAATTTCAGGCGTCGTGTCCTGCAGGAACCGCGCGATGGGACCGCGCCAGCGCATCTCGACCACGCGCTCAGCCATGCGATTCACAGCCGTCGGGCCGGAGCATTTATAGGACCTATTTTTGAGGTTTCGCGTCTTCGTAAATGTGCCGAACCACCGTCGCAATCGGCCCGGCGCCGCCCTCGCCCACATGCTCGACCGGAATCAACCGGGCATGGAGGCGATAGAAGTCCCCCCGGTTGGCCTCGGCCCACTTGACCAGGGCCGGCACGCCGCCGATCCCCATAAACGCAGCCAGATAGGCTTCGCGCGCACTCGTGGTGGTTTTGTTCGGCACGCCCTTGGGGCGGCCTTTGCCGGCATTACCGCGCGGATGATCGCCTCGGGTGAACGGCATTCTCTTACCTATCTGTAGTTTACGCCAGCGCAGCGGCTCATCGAGAGCCTTTCACCAGCGCGAAGAGGTCCGCCGTGGCCAGGACCCGGGCGAAGCCGCACCTGATGCCGTTGCCGGCGCGCTGCCTGCGTTCGCGGGCCGCGGCGATGCGTGCGGCTTCGGCCGCCTTCGTACGATTCATCCACGTCGACATGGGTGCCTCGGCGTCAAGTAACGGACATTACTGCGCACGATGCGACGGGCGTGCGACTGGGGCGCGCCAGCGACCCGCTGCGGCAGCTGGGTCGTAATCATCTCACTGTCGAGGACGTGCGCCAGCGGCTCGAGGCACCTTGAACAGCGCCAGCGCAAGACGCCGGCGTCGTCGCGGTCGTAGATCGCGCGGCCGTGGCGGAACAGACAGGGCGACCAGAGGCGCGCAAACCGTGTCATGGCGCTGGCTCCATGCTGATCACAACCGCCACCACGAACACCGCGAGCAGGAACCAGCCCGGATGGCCGATCACCGCGCCGTTGGGTTCGGCCAGCGCGTGGAGATAGCCCAACGCAAACGTCGCCGCACTGACCGCGACGAGCGTGGACCGCGTCACGTCGGCACCGCCGATCCACAGACCACCACCGCCGGGCCGTGCGCGCCGCAGTGCGGACAGCCGGCCGCGACCTCCCCTTTCATCACGAGCACCGCACGATCGACCGGCATCGGGAGTCGCAGGCGACTCTCCCATTCGCCGTTGCACTGGGCGCAATGCAGGAGGAAGGGACCACCAGGAGTCGCCGGATTCCTGTTCATGGGTTCTCCTTCGGCACCTGCGCCAGCACGGCATGTATCGACGCAGGCACGCGCACCGAGTGAATCCCGCCCAACTCCGCCACGGCATCCCGCAGCACCTGAATCAGCGAGGGGATCGTCGTCTCCGGGTCCGCGATCCCCGCCAGGGCGTTCACGCATGCCACGATCCGTTGGGCGTTGGCGGTGTCTTCCGCGAGAGGACGTGCGTAGCGCAATGGCCCGACCAAGGCGCTCTTGCAGTCGGCGACCTTCAGCCCGTCGGGGCCGACCACGACCAGTTTGCCGCGTTGACCGATCCCGGCCGTCGGGCCTTCGCGCCACGGTTCCAGCGTCTGCCCCGCCATCAGCGCACCCCCTGAATCGCTTGGACCAGCGCCAGCACTTCCGCGTCCGTTGGCGCCGGCCGTGTATCCAGCCGGGCGAAGAACTTCTCCACGTCCTCGGCATCGATCACGCGCTGGCCGTCCTCCAGCACATGCACGCGTAAGGTGGTGCCCATGATCGCGATCGTGGCCGTCGAGATCGCGTTCGGTAGGCTCATGGCGTGCGGCCCTCGGCCTTGACGGGCTTCTCGGAGAAGACCGCGCAATTGGTTGCCGTGTCGGCGCGGACCTGCTCACGATCCGTGTAGCAGTCGGACCAGACCCAGAACGGCGCCTGCGCGAAGGGACGGCCGGGTGCGCGACCCTCTGGGCTCTGTAAATAGCCGCAGCGACCATCCCGCACGAAGTACCGACACGCGCCGCAGATCGTCATCGGCCGACTCCTCGCGGATGCAAACCCGCCGCTTTGGGCGCCCCACCGTTCAGCCGGCCATCGACCGACATGATCCGATTGAACCGTGCGCGTGCCTCCGTCGCCTGATCTGCCGCCCGCTGCCGCCGATAGCGCAGGACCACCGGCAGACACGCCAGCAGCCAGCCCGTCAACAACCCCGCCGCAAAGTCCGCCATTACCGATCCTCCCAATCTTCTTGCACGGCGCGCAGAATGGCCCAGACGACCAGCACGCCCAGACACACCAACCCGATCGCCGCGAGGATGTCCAGCGCCGTCATGGCCGCGCCGCCTGTTCCTGCACAATCGCCACCAGCAGCGCCTCGGCCCACGCCCGCGCCCGCGACAACGCCTCGGCATCGGTGAGCCCGCTGGCAATCGTGACTTGTTCGCCCCCGAGGTTCTCCGCATAGACCCAGCGCGCCGTCCGGCCCGCGCGGACGTTGAGGTTGATCGTTACCGCGCCTTGATCCGTGTCCATCGCATGGCCTCCCCGCTTGCTAGTAGCACGTTCCGGCGGTGCATCCGCCGAACAGACCACCGTTGTCGCTCGCTGGCTTAAGTCGCACCTCGCGCAATGGGATCAGCTGCTTGTGAAAGTAGGCGTGAGGGTCGACAAACCGGACCTTGTCTTCCAGGTCGCAGGCAGCCTGCCATTCTTCCGGCGTCAGCTCAGCCCATTCCCCGTCGGACTGGTTCGGGCAATGCCGACAACGGCTCCGAGGCGGCGGCGGCCAGCCCAGATCGGCCACAGCGGACAAGCAACCGGAGACCGTGGTCGGTCTGGCATCCAACAGCGGATAGACCGGACGGAACCATTGCCGCCTAGCTCGGCCCCTGCGGCGCGATTCCTCGTAGCTGATACCAACCCAGTTATCGACGCCGCTGTCCTTCCAGGCGAGCTGCGTGGCCGCCCAGCGGGTCATTACGTCGCGCTTCCACTCCCCGGAGCAGAACTCGGTCAGCTTCGACAGTTGCCCGGACTGATCCGAGTAGGCTGGGAGCAGCAACGTGTCGCCGTCCAGGCCGCCCCAAAATTCCTTCGTGGCGTACTTTGCTCTCGGGATGGCCGTAAACGGCACGCCGAGCGATTCCAACGCGGGCCGGATATAGGTGTTGACGTACGGCCAGACCGTGCGGACCTCCCATTCGAGCGCCACCATCGCGACGTGATCGGGCTTTGGCAGCTTGCCCTGGACGATGAGCGCTGCGATTCCGGCAGACTGCCGCCCGCCTCCACACGACCACAACTGAATGCGCCGTGTCATCGTTTCGTTCTGGTCCATCGCATGGCCTCCCGCACCGGATCGACCCAGGTGCCCTTGTGTAACTCGATCGGCGTACACGGCACGAGAAGGAACCCCAGCGCCGCGTAGGCTCGTCGCTTTTCGAGATCCTTCACGAAGCCGCTGCCCCGCGTGTGACGCCCCTGCGTCCAGGCTCCCCCGTCGATCTCCAAGGCGACGCGCTCGTTTTTCCAGACGAAATCGCCGCGAAATCGCCGCCCCGGACAGAAGACAAATTCCGCAATCGGCCGCGGCAACCCGTGCCGATCACACAGCACGCACACGGAGGCGGTATACGGGTTCCCTCGGGGCTTGGCCGTCACCTTCGGCAACGCCTTCCCGGTGAGCTTGCGTACGTCCGCCGCTGTCCAGCGGCTCATGGCTCCTGCGCCTCCAGGAGCCTCAGCAAGCCCCGCTCGGGTGTGGGCGGCTCCGGAGGCGGTGTCGGTGCCGATCGCCGCAGGACGGGGCGCGGGCGCGGGGGGGCGGCCGGATCTGGCCCCAGCCACCACAGACGGATCGGCCGGCCGTCGGCGTCCCACTCGATCTGCCAGTTCATTCCGGCCTCCGTCCAGCGCGCCATCAGCCGACACTTTCCAGGGGAAGCACTTCCTGCTGTAACCGCTTCGCCGCGATCTCGCAATAGCGTTCCTCGATCTCGATCCCGATGGCGCGGCGGCCCAGTGCCTTGGCGGCGACGAGCGTAGTGCCCGATCCCATGAAGGGGTCCAGCACACATTCCCCTTCCAGGCTCGCCACGGTGAGCAGACGTTTCCATAACCCGATGGGCTTCACGCACGGGTGTCCGAGTTTCGACTCAGCCCAGGCGTAACCGGCCTGCTGGAACGAACACGACACCCCTGGCAGCAACGTCCCCACGCGCGGGGCTTTGCCGTAATAGAACACCGGTTGCCCATCCGCACGTCCCCAGGGCTGTAACCCGATCGACGCGGGCTGATAGATCACCCCAAACCCATCGGGAGCGGGATACCACGTCAAGCACTTCGTTCCTGGCGTGACGACACATCGGCCGCGCGCGATCAGCGTGACCACAACCGGAATCACCACCGAACGCACGTACGCCACGGAATCCACCAGTGACGCATAGGCGTTCTTCTGGCCGTGGGTCACCGCCATCTGTGTATGTTGTTCGCCCGTGACGCCATACGGCGGATCAGTCAAGGCGCAATCCCATTCCAGATCGTCAAGCACGTCGCGGCAATCCCCCAAAAAGATTTGGATGCCCGCGTGCGCGTAATACGGTGTCATCGGGCCTCCGTCCAGCGCGCCATCTACGCCTCGACCTTGTGGCGTGGGCAGTCGAAATCATGCCGATCAAGCTCACAGGTGCAGTCGTCCGCCACGATCGTCTGCTCCAATTCCTGACACCGGAGAATTGCCGCGATCCCCCGCGCGCACGCCTCCCCCGAGGGCGGCGTCAACTTGCCCAACTTCTCCAACTTCTCGATCGCTTCAGCGTCCGTCATGCCGCGCCTTCGCCTTCGCCGTTTCGGCCTGCCAGGTTTCGTCACTCACGCCCAAGTGTCGGCCTGTGTGTGCCGGCCGCTCGTCCTCCCACCGCGCCTGATTCAGCCAGGTTGAAAAATGGGGGATCACACCCCGGCGCCACTGGTCCGTTTGTGTTTGCCACGTCAACGCTTCGATCATCTGTTGCACCGTCGCGGTATCTGGACTGAGCTTGCGCCACGCTTTGCGCGCGACCACCTTCGCCGTGTGCCGCGGATACTGCCGCCAAATCACTTCAAAATCGGTGATGGTCTCGGAATCGGCCACGCGATCACCTTTTTCTTACGTACGTGCGAGGACTTGACTCCCTGATACGGTCACCCACAAACGGTGTCCAATCGAGGGCCAAATCCCGTCAGCTCCACAACGCATCAGGTCGGGGCGACACAAGTCCTCGCTGAAAGTCGATCTCCCCGTTTCGCCGTCTGTCCGGCTGTCGCGGTCTACTTCCCGCCGTCACGGGCGCTCAGGGTGCCCGTCCCCAAACGTGCTACTTAAGCGGTCTGACTGGTCGTGTGATACGCGGCCTGCGTTTTTGCCTTGCGATACTCTTCCGGTGACTCCAGCCAGAAGTCGTCTTCCGCCGCCACCCGTAACACTTCCTCGATCAGAAAACAGAACTGCCCCGCGTCCAGGTGCGACGTGTGCGGCTCGGCCAACACCTTCACGACTTCCCCCGTCACCGGCATGACGCGCTCCACATGCCCGAAGGCAATACCCAGCATCACGGCCTTGAGGTCGTCCAGGGTCCACCCGCGCGCCCGCGCCCACGGCGTCAGGAGCGCATGGAACGCGCGGTTCTGTCGGTCGCTACGCTTGGTCCGCAGCGGATAGAACTGGCCGGTGACGTGTCCGTCCGTTGTGGCGAACAGCCGCTTGCGATAGGCGACGACTTGCGCGGGAAAGTCCCACACTAGACGCCCCTCGGCGGTCACGCGGCCATGAAATTCACGTTGATCGAAATGGCTCATAACGATGACGAGACAATGACTACGGACTGTATCTGTCGTATACTCCGGCCGTGACCCTGACCTTGCAGTTGCGTTTGCTTCCCTCCGCCATCCAAGCGGGGCAACTGCGGGCCACGATGCGGGCGTTCAACGCTGGCGTAAAGGGTGCGCCACGATGCCGGCAAAAGCGAACCATGGTTCGTATTTGAAGTCTGTTCCGCCACGGCCGCGCGATCTACGACCGCGACGAACTTGCGATTGCTTTCGTCCGCGTGGTGCCACGCGCGGCCCAAGCATTGAACGAACGAGCCGCCGTAGGTCCGCATCGCCTCGGCCATCTCGTAGTCCGTCACGGGATCGTCGGCGCTCATGGTGTCTCCTTCGCCTCATGCGGGCAGCGCAGAAACTTGGGGCGGTAGATCGTCTCCCACTCCGCCCAGGTGATGCGCATGACCGACAAGCCCTCCTTGAGGAAGCCGCGTTTGGTCTGCTCGACATCCCTCGCCGGCACATCGGGCGCCCCGACGGCCACGGCCACGACGCAGCCGCACGCCTTGATCCCCAGCCACATCTCACGGGGTGAGAGGCTCATGCCGGCCCCTTCGCCAGGCAGGCCGCCCGGGCGGCCACCCAGCGCGCGATGGCGTCGTCCAACCGCTCTGCTTCGACGCTGACTGGGTGCCCTTGTGCGTTCAGCACCTTGGGATCGGTCACCCGCCAGCCGCCCCGCCATGTCTCATACGCGCCGAACCGCTCGAAGCCGTAGACGTACTCGATCGTCAGGAACGTCCCCGAGTCCATGCCGAGCTGCAGCGTCTGCGCCACGATCTGATCCACGCCAGACAAGGGCTGATACGTCATGCGGGCCCCCGGCGCTTCACCGGCGCCTCGGCTTCGTCGGCCTCCCGCGCCTGCTCGTACGCCACCGCCGTCCGCCCCAGCGCGTGTTCATACGCCGTATCCGAGGCCCTGGACGCCGCTTCGGGATACAGCTGCGCAAAGCACCGCGCACACAGCCGGCCCCACGACGGCCCCTGGCACACGCGACAAACCCGCGCCACCATCAGAACGCCCTCCGTTCCTGATCGGCCTTCGCGTGGCAGGGTTTACACAACCACTCAACATCGAGCGGTTTGGTGTAGTCGGCGTGGTGCGCTTCGATCCTGTGAGGCGCGAGCCCGCACCGTTGACATTCAGGCGGCCGCACTAAGCGCCCAGCCCGTACCGTCCGTTGCAGTTTGGCGCGCGCGCGGTGGCGGTCTGGATGGGCTTCTAGATCAGCCAGTTGCACGCGGCGCCTTAAGGCGATCCGGTGTGCCAGCGTTGACCGTTGGTGGTCATACGCACGCACGCGGTCGATATTCCGCAGACGATGCTCGGCGGAGTCGTGGCGCGTGCAGTCCTTGCACTTGCCTAACAGCCCATCATTCATTCGCGGATGGGAGTAGAACTCGGTGCGCGGCAGTTCACGCTTGCACTTGAAGCAGGTTTTCATGGTCATCACCCCGCCGTGCTGAGACTCCACAAAACAGGCACCACCAGCGGCAACAACCAGGCAAACGGCACGACCTTCTCGTCCACGGCCACCGGCGGATCCGTGCGCTGCGCTTTGTCGACGGCCGCCGCCCGGCCCTTGATCCGCTCCCAGCGATCCGGGTTGAACTCGATCAGGTGCTTCTTAAACGCCGGCTTGGACGCTTTCCACGTGGCTTGCAATGCGGCGCTCCCGTCGTCGGCCACCGCTTCGAGGTCCGTCACCCAGTCGTCGTACCCGTCCGGCTTCGCCACCACTGGCTTCGCCTTCTGGGCCGCCGCCCCGTCATCGTCTTCGTCTGCGGCTATCCCGAGCGCCGCCCCGGCCGCATACTTTTTGGCGTAGGTGAGGGCCGAGCCTTGATCCTGTGGGCGTTCGTAGGTGTTGAGCGGATACACGCCGCGCATCCATTGCCCAGACTTGTGCAGCAACAACGTCACCAGCACGAAGCGCCCGTCGTTTGTAAGATCCGGCCACTGCGAGACCGACAGGCCGTTGGCGCTCAGGGCCTCCGTCGTCGCGTCGAACATGTCGGGCAGGTTGCCGTACTTGTATTCGTAGTTGCCCTTGGCCGAACTCACCTTCGCGGTGTGGCCCTTGCCGAAGGTACCAAAGCCTTTGCGGGCTTCCGCAAGCGCCGCGGCGAGTTCGTTGATCTGATCGCTATGCACCATCGTGTGCCTCCAAGGCTTCCGCTACCAGCTCCCGCACGCGCTCGGCCGTGATCCGGCCCTGCTGGACATGCCACGCCAACCGCCCGATCGCCCGCGTGCGTTCACAGGCGAAGCAGGCGTCGGTACACTCCTGCACTTCGTCCGCCGACAACGGGAGATCGCATTCGGCACAGCGCGTCATGGCGTCACCGCCTTCACTTTCGCCGGCCGCTTCGGCGCCACGGCCTGCGCCGCCTCCAACTTCGCCAGCGCGTACGTCAGCACTTGAATTTCCTGTTTGACTTCGGCGATTGCCTTCTCTAACTGCGTCTGTCGCTTCCCCATTTACGCCAACCCTTCAGTTCCTGCCGTCCCCGGTCACGGCGCCATCGAGGGCGCGGCTATCAACCACCTGTCCGACACTGCGCCGCCACGCCTTCACTGTCTCGACATCCCGGTCTTGTTGCGCCTGCGCCGCGGCGAGGATCGCTGCGCGGTGTTCCACTGGTTGCCCCACCGCATGCACGTCGAGATACGAGTCGTGCGTCGTGATCACCAGCCGCGCCTTGTGCCGGTAGGCTTGCCGTCGCTGCGCCACCGTCGCCGCGTATTCCAGTTCGGACATGATCTGCCGCGTGCGCGCCTCACAACTCGGCCAGATAAACCCGTCCGCCAGAGCGAGCGTTTGCGCAATGCGTTCCACGAGTACCGCCTTCACAGACGGATCGCTGCGCTGGTGCGCGCCTTGCGCGCGGTAGCGGGCATCGGCGCGCTGCGTGCGATCCGCCTCGGCATACGGGGGTCGCTCCGGGTGCGCCACGCGGCCGGCTTCGTAGAGGCCCTCGGCCACGTCTTCGAGCCAGCAGGCGGTCTCGTACGCCCGTGTCTCGTCGATCATGACTGCGCCTCCGCTGAACGCACCGCGAACTCTCGCGCCAGCCGCCTAGCCTGCTTCGCGCGCTTCGCGTTCGCCTTGCCCTTCACCTTCGGAAACTTGCGACGGACTTCGCCGCGCGCGTTCGTGACATAGCGAGCGCTGCTCACCATCCCGCCGAACCGCGAGCCGATCGAAGGCGGGCGGACACGGTCTGCCTTACTCAGCTCGCCGCGCTTCGCCGCTTGTGCTACCGGGTTCGTCTTGTGCTGGCCCATTACGGCTGCTCCTTCGACGGGGCGGCCGGCGGTTCGGCATCCACCGCCCGCGCCAGGCAAGCGGGACACAGCGGCGCGTCGGCCGGCTGGCCACAGCGCCCACAGACGGGAGAACCTGCTACACTTGTCATCACTACCAGCCTCCATCGCTTAGTCCCGGCCCGGTGTTCGCAGCGCCGGGCCGGTTCTCGTTTACGACGCCTTGCCGGCGGCGGCTTCCATCATGTCCAGCAGCGGCAACTCGCCTTCGTCGCGCGCCGCCGTGCGGATCTCGGAGAGGATCGCGTCGTAGCCTTTTTCCAGTTCCTTGACGTGAGCCTTCACATCCCGCACCTGCGCCGCCTGCAGCGTCAATTGCCGTTCGAGGTGCGCGATCTGGAGAAACCGTCGCGCCTGATGATCGAGGTCACTCATCGTCTGTCTCCCTGTCCTACACCGAACCCTTGCCGCCTGATCCCCGCCTTCGCCGCACTCGCTTGCCCCGATCGCACCCGCGCTAACCGCTGCGCCGCCTCCGCGTTCTGGTGCGGCACCAGGGCCTTGCCTAATTTCCGGCTGAGACGCACATCAAAGCGCGCCTCACAGGCCCGCGTGAAGCCCTCAGGCCCAGGTGTCAGCCACCACGACGAGGACGGAGGCGTTACCCCATGACGCCAGCCACCACTGCTTCTCTGCGCCGTTCGGCCCGAACAGCCCGCGCTCGCGCCAGTTGTTCCAGCCGCGCGATCGAATACGGCGCTTGGTTTAATCGTTGCTCCGACTTCGTAGCCCACCGGCAGTTGTCAGGCGAGTACGGACCGTTGTTGTCTGGGAAGCGATCGATTGAATGTTGCAGAGAAGGCCGCACGCCCATATCCGCGAGGAAGTTCTCAAAGCTATCCAGCCACCGAACACAGATCGCGATACCGCGTCCGCCGTACGACGGCCATGCGTGGTGACGAGGATTCAAACAACGCTGGCGCATTTGGTTCCAGCTCACGTACGTCGGCGTCCGGCCGGCTGTGGTGCTTTGCCGGTGCGTCCCACGACGGCAGCCGCATGAAACGGACTGCCCCTTTGTTAGTGCTTGGAGTGGAACAACATGCTGGGTGCCGCACTCGCAGCGCACGGCAAACATGCGTTGCCCAAACCTATTCCGAACGGCTTCAGCTTCGATCGTCCAGTATCCAAACAGCGAACCAGCCAGGACAATGAGTCGGTTGCTCGTGTGGCCCCGAAGGAACCGCATCGGCTGCCCCTTTACTTGTCCCCTCTCGGGGCGCGTCACCTTCGCGAGTTCAGCGGCCATCCCGCAACCGCATTCGCATAACGTGGTCATGCGGTCGCCTGCTCGAACAAAATGGCGCAGCTCGCACAAATCGTATGCGTCACCCTTCCCGGGTACAGCACGTTCAACGCGTCCAGTTCCGCCTTCGGCGTATGCCAGGCACAGACGCTAATCAGGTTCGGGCGCGGCACGTCGAGCACCACGGTGAGCGCGGGCGTCATCGTCGGCCCTCCCGCGCATGGCGTTCCTCGACGGCAATGGCCCGCTCGATCAGCCAGCGGAAGCCCCACACGCCCCCCAGCGCGATCCCCAGCGCGATTAACCAGCCGGTCACTTCACCCTCGCCATAAACATCGTGAGCCCGCGCGTGATCAATTCCGCGGCTTGCTTCGCTTCCGCCTGCGGATCGTTCAGGTCGAAATAGACGGCGAGTTCATCGCGGAGCGCGCCCCAGAATTGCGGCGCCAGTCCACCCAGCCGGAGCACGGACAAATGGCCGTCGCCCCGTAGTTGCCGGGACAGTTGCCCTTCGTCCATCGCCATCGCGCTCGCCGCTTCCTTCCGGCTCATCACGCGATCGATGGCTTGCGCGATCACCGGGAGAATCCACAACCACCCGTCAGGAATCTTGACGGTCGGTTGACTGCCGCGCGCTTCCCCGATCAATGGCAGATCAAGAGAATTACCTTTGCGTTGCACCACGGCGGATCGCACAGTTCTTGCCATGACGCTACGCCGCCCTCGTGCGCTTATACCGAATCGTGCGCCCGTCTGGAATCAGTCCAAGACGGCGTTGCTCTCGACGCCACCGAACGGAGCCGACCTTGAAGCCAGTTTTGATGTGGCCTCTCGTCACGGCGTCTCTGAGGTTCTCGTGTTGAGTACCGAGCGATAAATGGGCGGGATTGACGCAGGCCTTGATGTCGCACGAGTGCATCACGACCTTGCCGGCAGGGATGTCACCGTGCGCGAGGACGTAGGCGATGCGATGGGCTTGGGTGTTGTGCTGCGTGCCGTCGCGGTGACGGCCGATACAGACTTGGCCGTAGCCGTTTTTATAGAGCGCCGCTTGCCACAGCCAGCACCCGTTCGATTTCTGGTATTTCGTGTGGAACCGTGCTACAAAGGCGTGCGGGAATTCCCGTCTAGCCAGTGCGCCCTGCACTTCCCTGCCAGACCGAGCGTGCGGTTCTCTCCTGTTACGATAAGATGTAATATCAGACTTAAGGCCTATTCCCTTGAATTCTGATAACACCGTTCGCTGTGGCTTCGCCATTGTCGTGCTTTACGCAACAGTTGACGGCGCAAGTCGCTCAATCGGCACGCGGCACACGCGGGACACCTTCAACGGCATCACCAGGGAACGGTACTTCCGGCCCTGCCGTAATCGTGTGACTTCAGAGCGGTGGACCCCAAGGATCACTGCCAGTTGGGTCGCGGTGAGGCCGGTCGATTCCATAAACTCGGCGACACTCTTAAAGAGTCGTGTCTGTTGAGCATTTCGTGACATGCCCAAGAGTATGCGTGCGTAAACCGCAACCTGTCAAGAGGTTTTGTTGCGACTTGAACACGCGGGTTTATTGGGCCGAAAACCACGTGAAACCGTGCGGTTTTAGCACTACACTTCCCCTCGCGCTGTGAACAAGTTCCAAGAAATGGTCCGCGCTCGGCTCCGAGAACACACCCCGAACTTTTCAAAGTTGGCCGAGTGGACCAATGTGGATCGGACGACCATCTCCAACCGCCTCAGGGAAGGCGGGACAGCGCTCTGCCTGGACTGGCTCGACGAGGTACGGGCCTTCTACCAGATGAGCGTGTCCGAGATGGTCCGCGAGCCCGGCGCCGTCTTCCAGTCGGTCAGCCCGTTGGAGACGTCGCTCCTGGATCGGTTTCGGAAGATGACCGAGGCCCAGCGTCTGTCCCTAATGAACGTGCTGGACTGGCGCCCGGAAATCCTCTCACGGAGTAAACGCGGCCAGCGCTACACGGGCGATGACGCCTTGGTCGTGGCGCTCTATAACGCGGCGGCGGACGACGCACAGGCTGCGGTGTTGCAGATGCTGCGCGATCATCCATCGGTAAAGGCTCGCCACCTTCCGAAACGGGGAACGTCTTCAGGAACATGAGCAAGCCACGCGCGGCCTCGGGATGCGCACGGAGCACACGAACCGCAAGCGAGACAACAGCGAACGCCGGCATGAGATACGGCCTTTTCCGGGGGGCGGAAACGGGTTAACTACAGCCGAGGTAAGCCGTGGTTTTCTCACACTGCGCCGACCGTTGCAAGCGCCAAGTTAGCCAAACTCAGCCGTGGTAAACTCAGTATCGCATGGAGTCTGCCACCCTGGACCGCGTCGTCTACGCCTGCCGGGAATGCGACTCCGTGTGGGCCGTGGAGGCGCCACGCTGCCCGCTGTGTAACTCCGTCGACGTGGCGGCCGTGGAGCCACCCCCACCGCCGCGCGCCACCCGCACCACCTGCCCGATCCTGACGCTGCGCGGCGCCCTCCAGCAGCGCGAAGCGTAGATTCCGTGCAAGGGTGTGCAGACGCCGTGCGCTTTTCGCTTGCACGCGAATGAACGTAGCGCTACACTTATCCCATGACACAGACACTCACGACCGGCCAACACCGCTACTCGCTGATCCCCGAATCCGCGATTCCCGCGGGCGTCCGATTCGACACGCCGCGCCGCAACCAGGGACAAATCGTGGAGTACAGCTTCGGTGGCTTCTCGCGCGCCGAGCATGACGACGGCGCCCCCTACATGCGCGTGACGGATGCTTCACTGCGCGCCGACGATCCGAGCCGCGTGTGCTACTACCGGCTCGGGCGCTGATGGCGAAGAATCCCCACGCGCAAGCGCTCGGCCGCCTCGGCGGGTTAGCCCGCGCCGCGAGCCTCACGCCCGCCCAGCGCCGCAAGGCGGCCGCCAAAGCCGGCAAGCACTGCCCTGGCTGGCCGAAGGGGAAACCCCGCGGCACACAGACACAGACACAGACACGACAAAGGAACAAACCATGAGAACCACCATGATCGCCGTCGTCGTCGCCGTCGTCCTCGCGATTCCCGCCCTCGCCACTGCCCAACCGCAGTGCGGCGTCACCGCCACCAGCGGACAGACCAAAATCTTCGGGTGCCTGGATGCGCCCGCCGCGGGCACCGTGGTCAGCGCCTCCCAGCCCCTGCCCATGTCCGGCTGGGCGATCTCGCTCTACACCGACATGCAGCCCGAGGATCTCACGGTGTACATGTCCACGGGCGCCGACACCGGCGGGGCCTATCGCATCCTGGCCAAGTCCGAATACGACGTGCGCATGAGGGGTTTGCGGCCGGATGTGACGGCGCATTTCCGCCACTACGGGCCGCTGACCACCGACCATTGGGGCTATCTCGTGGTCCTCCATGCCGGGGTGCTACAGGTTGGGGACACGGTGCTGGCCCTGCGCTGGATCGATACCTCGCTCGCCCCCTGGCTGTCGATCGGCGCCAACTACCAGCAAACCCAATTGACGGTCGTGCCGTAGGCGGACGATCCCGGCGATCTAGCGTGTCCCGGCGCCACGGGGCTGATCAGGCGGCTCAGCCCCCGTCGCCCCGCCAGACCGCCGGGAAGCCTAGAATTTCTTCGTGATTTCCCCGCCGATGATGTAGCCGAATCTGTCCACGGGCAGGATCGGCTGATCGTCCCAGAACGCGCGGGCGTAGGCCGTGGCGCCCCAGCCATTCTGCCACCGCCGATCGAACGAGATCCCGCCGGTGACTTTGCGGCCCTCGATCCGGCCGCCCACCACGAAGCGCGCGGGCGCGTCCTGCTTCACCGTGGCGAGCTCCTTGGCGAGCGCCTCGGCCTGTTCGGTGAGGGTCGGGCGCCTCAGCGGTTCGGTCATGGGTGCAGTGCCCGCCACTCGTCACTCGCTATGATCTGATCCACGTAGGCCCCACGTGCGGCTTCCCGGCTCATGCCCGCCATACGAAAGCGCTGATAGACATCCAGGAACCACGCCGCGATCCCTTCGAAGTCCGGCCCCGGCGGCGTCGTATCGTCCCGCCACAGCCCCTTGGGCCGCTGCAACCCGTTCGCCGCCATATAGAACCCATGCAGCCACTGCAGCTCGTTGAGCGCCTCCGCACGCCCCGGCGGCGGCACCGAAGCGGGCGCTGGCGTGGGCACGCCGCCGGCAAGCAGATACTGGAGATCGGCGACCAGGAGCGCCAGCGGCTGCACCCAGTGATTGTTGGCGCGTCTCTCGCGCACCGCCCCCCCGATCGACGCGCCCGGCGCCCCCGCCCCGTTCACCAAGTCGAGCACGTTCTGGTGATCGTCGGCCGCCGCGCCGAAACAGATCGCATCTTCGGCGTAGCCCTCCACCTGCGCTTCTCCTGGCGACTTCGCCAACCAGCCGAAGTCGGAGGTATCGCCGTAGGGGTTGAGATCATGCGCCACGAGTCGCACGAACAACGCGGCCGCGCGTTGATCGCCGGCGGCCACGCGCGCGAAGTAGCCTTGCGCTTCGCGGAGGCGCGCGGCGGTCATGGCCCGATCGACATGCACAGGGGTGAGGCTCATACGTGTTCCTTCTACGCGGCTGTCGCGATCAGCGCGCCCCAGCGCGCTAAGCGAAACGTCATCACGGCGTCAACGACGCCCGCGCGCTCCGCGACTTTTTCCGCAATGGCGCGATCGAGTCGCGAGAGATCCACGAGCGCGAGCTGCTCCAGTCGGCGCGCCGTCGCTTCCGCCTGAATCGCTGTGACAGGGTCATGCATCATGCCCGGATAGCTTGCGAGAATCATGCCGCCCCCGTGCGCACCATCCGCGCAATGCGTCCCGCGCGCGTCGGGCCAACCTGCCGCGCCCACTTACTCGCCAGGAAGGCCGTCGCCGCCGCGTCCCACTCGCCGGCCGCCAGCGCCCGAAGCGCCACGCGAAACAGCCGCAAGCGTGTGAGGCCCAAATTGTAGAGCAGCTCGACGATCGCGCGTTGCCGCACGCTATCGAGCCCCGCATACCAGGGGAACGTCTGCGCGTCGTGCTCGGCTTCCAGGATCTTGTCATTGAGCCACTGATCGGCCAGGTCGCGCGTGATCGTGAGCTGTTCGAGGTTCGTCCCAAATCCGCATGTGAGCACGCCTTCGGTGTCACGATAGGCTTTCAACCGAAGCCCCTCTGCCTGCCTTAGATCGGCCGCTAATTTCTCCCTGTTTTCTGGAGTCATTAGTAGCCACCACCTATTGTAAAATTAAGGCCATGTGGAAGCCTGTTCTCGGCTACGAATCTCTGTATGACATCAACGAAGCGGGAGACATCAGACGCCTTGCCGGGTTCTGGTGTAAACGCACGCGGCCAGTCAGATGGCTTCCTGATCACAAGACACACGCGCAGCGCGTGGCTCTCTATGACCACGGCCAAGAAACCAAGAAACGATTTCTTGTGCATCGCTTGGTCTGGGAAGCGTTCAACGGCCCCATCCCGAAGGGCTTGACCATCAATCACCTCGACGGGAATAGAGAAAACAACCACCTGTCGAATCTTGAAACCGCCACGATGCGCGAGCAGATGGTCCACGCCTATGCGACAGGACTTCAAAAAAGAGCGAAGGGAGAGGACAGGGGAGCCGCTGCGAAATTGAACAACTAAGCCGTGAAAGAGATTCGTCGTCTGAGAAAACGCGGCGTGCGCGCGATGGACATCGCCGGACACTTCGGCGTGTGTGTGGAAGCCGTCTACCATGTCTTGAGCGGTAGACGATGGAGTCACGTTCAATAAGCCAATAGTGAGAACGCCCTCGGTATCCTGATACGCCCGCAGGCGCAGCCCCTCGGCCAGCTTGAGGTCCGCCGTCAACGCGTCCCGGTCGCTGTCAGTCATGGCGCTTTCGGCGGATCCTTCGGCGTCACCGTCACCAAAATCTCGCGCGTCAGTTCCGTGTTCTCGCGGGTCAATTGCGTATTTTCCGCAATCGCGGCCGTCGCCTGGATCCGCTCGTCCCGCTCCCACACGTCATGCTCGCTCAGCGCCCGCCCCGTGGTCGCCACCAGCTCCGTCATGGCGTCCGCTTTCGCGCGCCCGAGCAATTCACCCTCGGCCAGACTGGCTTTTTTCTGCAGCCGCAGCATTTCCGACATGCGCGAGTTCATCGCCAGATGGTTTTCGCGCACGGCCGCCGCCAAGAGCGCCACGACACTCGGCATGAGCAAGCCCAGAATGAGATTGATCGTCGCCGAGTGATCCTGTCCCGGCTGCGCGAGCGCCAACGCGATAATCGACGCCACGCCCAATCCCGACAGCACGATCACGGCCCAGACAAACTGCACCGCCTTGCTCCCCGTGGCCGGGGCGCTGGCTTTCAACGCGGCATTCTCTTCGAGGAGCGCGATGAGCCGGGGATCGTCGGTCATAGCCGCAAGATCGGCCCGCCCGACAGGCCGCCCAGTTGCTGCAGGAACCACAGGACCACGAGGATCACGAGCGCGACATACACCAACGTCGCGATTGGCGGCGGAATCTCAAACGCCTTGACAATGGCGCGCGCGGCCCAAAACAGTAAGCCCACTAACACGAGCGCGACGAGCAAGCCGATGATCGACATGGGTTAAGGCTCCTTCGCGAGTAGAGGATCGACTTCGATCACTGATTCGTCGGCGTCGGTCAAGCGGTAGTTCTTCGTCGGGTCTAACCCGTTGGCGCGCATGACGGCGGCAAAGGCGGCATCGACCTGCTGCGCTTGCGCGGTCAACCGCTCCAGGGCGAGCGTGCGCTCTAGCGACGCGCTCTTCACGCGCCAATAATGGTCACTCACGCTGATTCCCCTCTGTTAAAATAGGCGAAGCGCGGCCGGGAGTTGAGCCCAAGCTGCTCCAGCGCGTTGAGGCGCGCGTCGAGGGCCTTCAACGCCTGCACGGTGTAACCGAAGCCGCTGACTGGGTTGAAGCTGCGCCCGTGAGGATGTGTCGCATCCGGGTCCATCGCAAACGCCGGCGACCAATCGGCGATGACGCCGTGGAAGATCGTGCCACCGTAGGCGTTGTTCCCCTTGTAGCGGAAGCGCTTGA